CGCGTCTCGGTTCGTCTTCTCCGACCGACAGACGCTGCTGATGACCGGCGGCTCCACGTTCCTGGTCGGCGCCGATGGCACAGTCAGCATCGAACGATTGGTCACGACCTATCAGACCAACCCGGCCGGCGCGCCAGACAATTCGTGGCTCGATGTGGAAACCGGCGCGTCCCTGACCTTCGTCAACCGCGATCTGCGGAACTACCTGCTGACCACATTCCCGCGCAAGGTGCTGGTCAGCGACACGACGCCAGCCCCGACCAACAGCAACCGGGTCAACTCGCGCACCGTGCGGGCCGCGATCATCGGGCGGTACTACCACCTCCAGGATGACGTGGGCATCGTGCAGAACGCGGATCAGTTCGCGGCGGCGGTGCAGGTGATCAACGCGGGCAACGGTTTGGTGCAAGTGCTGGCGCCGGTTCAAGTCGCCAATCAGCTTCGGCAGATCGCCTTGCTCGTCCAGTTTAGCAAGCCGTAAGGAAATACCCAGATGGCAGACACCTCGCAACTCCGCGGAGGCGTATTCGCACTCAACGTGGATGGGACCGACTATGATATTGTAGACGGCGTGACGTACGTCCTCAGCACGTTCAAGCGCGAAGCCCAAATGGGGATATCTGGATGGCAGGGGTTCAAGAAATCCCCCACTCAAGGGCAGATCAAAGCCAAAATCCGCGACAGCAACGGGTTTCTCGCGAGCCTTTTCACCAATCTCGAAAACTCTCAAGTGATCGGGCATGCGGCCAATGGCAAAACTGTAGTCGGGACGGGCATGGTCTGTATGGAAACGGTCGAAGTCGACCCCATCGAGGGAACTTTTGAAGTCACCTTTGAAGGTCCGTCCGTTCGCGAGTTGCAGAATGCCTGATCCGCATATCATTACGCTCCGCAAGCCGGTCGGTCCGAAGGGTCGCGAGATCACTGAACTGCGGTTGCGTGAGCCGCGTGCGGGCGAGGTGCTGAAGGCAAGCCGGGAAACCGGGCGCGGTCTAGCTCTCTCGCTGCTGACACAGGTCACCGGCGCGGACATCGCCGCCATCCAGGCGCTTCCTGGCCGGGTGTCTGACCGCGCGCTCGAATATCTGATGACGTTCGTCGACCCGATCATCGCGGCCCCGAATGAAGACGCCGACGAAGAGCCGCCGGAGGAGATGACGATCACGCTGGCCGAAACGCTCCAGATCGGCACGACGTGGGTATCGGAACTAAAGATGCATGAACCGACGCTGTTGGAACTGATCAAGGGCGAGAAATACGAGGGGATGCAGCGCGTTCTGGTTCTGGTTGCGTTGGCGTCAGAACTACCGCGCGCCGTGATCGAGATGCTTCCGATCTCGGAATACGCAAAGGCGGCGGGATACGTCGTTCCTTTTATGCAAGGCGTCCGGCCGAGTGGCGCCGAATCCTCGGGCGCCTGACGCGTATTTTTGGATGGCCTCCTGCCACCGCACTCGCATTGACCATGACGGACCTTGCCATGTGGGCAGAGATCGCGGCCAGCATGGAGGGGTGACCTGATGTCCGGCAGTAACCTCGTCGTCAAAATATCGGCTGCCGACAAGTTCTCGAAGGCATTCGGCGCGCTCGGCAAGAGCCTGTCCGGCGCCGGAAACGCGGTCGGCAGCTTCGCGAAGGACTCCGGCACCAACCTTGCGCGCATGTCCAAGGCCGTCACACACCTGAGTGGGAGCGCCGCCAAGGCCGGTGTCCACATGACGGAGGCGCTCGCCCCGCTTGGTATTCTGACCGGGGCGCTGAGTGCCGCCGGCTTCGGAAAAATGGTTTCAGATTGGGCGCGGTTTTCGCAGTCGCTCACCTTCAACGCGACCCGGATCGGCGTTGGCGTCTCGCAATTGCAGGCCCTCGAAGGTTCTGCGCAGTTGGCTGGGTCATCGGCCAGCGCTGCCGCCGGCGGACTGCAAACCCTCCAGGACACGATGGTCGACACCGTCGGCGGTCGAAACATGGAAGCGCTTGTCTATTTCCGTCAGCTTGGCGTTGCGTTCCAGGACGGTACCGGTCACGCGCTGCGAGCAACCACAGTCTTGCCGAAACTGGCCGACGCCATCGCGCGGATCAAAGACCCATCGCTCCAAGCGCGGGTAGCAACGCAGTTCTTCGGCGGTGCAGCGGAAAGCCTTCTGCCGTGGCTCCGTAAGGGATCGGCTGGAATGGCCGAGTATGCGGCCCTGGCAAAGCACTACGGCGTCGAGACGGAAGACAGCACCGAAAAGGCTGGTGTTTTCCGCTTTGCCCAGGAGCGCCTTGTGCTGGCGTTCAAGGGTCTAGGGAATTCCATTTCAGCGGAAGTCAGTCCGCCGCTATCCAAGATGATGACCTTCCTGGCCGAATTGATCGCGTGCAATCGCGGCTTGATTGCCGACAAGTTCGGATCGTGGGCCAAGCAACTCGGTGACTGGATACAGTCGATCGATTGGGGAAAGACGACCAAGTATTTCGTCGATCTGTTCGACCGGTTCGAGCGCTGGACGGATGCCATGAGCAAGTTTACCGTGCCGTCGTGGATGAAAAAGCTGTTCGGGCTCGGGGATGATACGCCGGGGGCGACAGGCGGCGCGCCAGGAGCCGCCGGCGGCGTCAACGGCCCGCTGTCCGACGATAATCCCAATGCGCCCGGCTCGCCAGCGTTCTACAAGGCGCACCCGGAGATCAAGCCACCGGGCGACCGATCGTTTTTTCATCCGCCGACGCTGCCGCCATTTTGGGGCGGTAGCGCGTCGCCTGCGCCGCAAGGAGATTCCGATACCGGCAAGCGGATGTTGGGCTACTTCGAGGGGCGGGGGTGGACGCACGCGCAAGCCGCTGGAATTGTCGCGAATCTCGATCGTGAAAGCAGCCTGACAGCCGACAGGACCGGCGACAGCGGGCGGGCATATGGCCTCGGCCAGTGGCACCCAGACCGTCAGGCGAATTTCGCGCAGTGGGCCGGTCACGATATCCGAGGCTCGACCCTCGATGAGCAGATGCAGTTCGTCCAATACGAGTTGACGCATGGCGAGAGGCGCGCGGGCGATATACTGAAGACCGCACCCAATGCCGCCACCGCCGCCTACGTCGTCAATTCTGATTACGAGCGGCCGAAGGATGTCGCTGGCGAGAATACGATCCGCGGTGGCCTAGCAGAAAAATGGGCGGCTCTGCAATCAGACGATCTCCTTGACGGACCACTACGCGGGCGCCTTGAAGGGCAGTCGAAACACGAGGTCGTCATTAAGGTTCAAGCCGCGCCCGGGACGCAGGCGTCAGCCACGGCAACCGGCACCGGAGCAGCGTCCGTTCGGATCGCGCACTCGATGGTGCCGGGGCAATGAGCGCCTTCGACACCCTTCTCCCCGCATCCTGGCGCGGCGTGATCTTTGGCGTCGAGGATTACACAAACGAACTCGGCCGCCGGCTGGCGCCGCACGAATATCCCTACAAAGACTCGATCTGGATGGAAGACCTCGGGTCGGGGAAAAAGCAGTTCCGTTTCCGCGGTTTTTTGTCCGGCCCGCTTGCTGCCGTGCAACACGACGCGATGCTGTTGGCGGTGGACAAGGTCGGCACCGGCACGCTGACGCATCCCACGCTGGGCATTTTCACCGGTGTGATCTCGCCGTTTGCCAGTCACTACAGCAAAGAAGCCGGCGGCGTTTACGTCCTCGATATCACGTTCGTTCAGTCAGCCGACCCCACATTCCCCGGCACGACTGGCGACTGGCTATCGCAGATCAGCCTTGGCTCACTGAACGTATTTTCCGCCGCGGGGACGTGGTTCGGAACCGCCATATCCGCCGTCGGGATTGCCGCTGCTGCCGTTTCAGCGCTGCCCTCCATCGTCTCTGGGTGGGCTTCCATCCCGCAGCAAATGATTGGCGATGCAGCCAGTATCGCTAACTCCATCACCGGCCTTGGTGCAAACTTTGGCCCATACGCGATCGGATCGGCCAAGCCCGCCGCACAGACCGCCACACCGGCATCTCTCCAGGCCGCCGCTGATGTATCCCGCGCCGCCGCTACTGCGACCTGTAGCGCCGCCATCGCCGCCGCCGCAACTGGCATAGCAGCCAACATCATTCCCGCCATCCAGGCGGTCCCGCCGGCCGTGCGTGCCGCCATTGCCGAGCCGACCGACCAAATCCGCACGCTGCTGACGATCGCGGCATACGCGCCGACGATAACGGCCTCGACCGACCCCGTGGGGCTGGCGGTGGCACGGGTGCAGTCCGCTTCGGTTGCGCTGTGTCTCTATTCCACGCTGGCGGAACTCGCGAACGCCGCTGCCGCCTACAATTTCACCAGCTATAACCAAGCCGCAGCGGTGTCGTCTCAGGTGGCAGCGGCGATCTCGGCCGGCATTCTGGTTGCGGGCAGCGCTGGCGCGGATGACGTGTGCCAGGCGCTTCGGGTTCTGCGGGCCGCGGTGGTCCAGTATTTGGCCGATATCGGCGCTGTGCTGGCTCCGTTGCGCACCGTGACGTTCCGTTCGCCGCTGCCGGCGCTGACGATCGCCCAGCGGCTGTATCGGGATGGGACACGATCGGACGGGCTGATTCGTGCTACGCAACCATGGCACCCTGCATTTCTGGCGGAAACCATAACCGTTCCCGCAGCTTAGTCGTGCCAGTAGCCACGCACCTTGTTAGCGACCACAGACACGAGAGTCACGAGCGGAACTATCCTGCACTCCTGGCCGACACTCATCCCGAAGTCCTGTAAGTTCTTGGGGACTGGAACGCCGGTATGGGCGGAAACGTCCGCAGCATATTTTCCGATCTCGCGGTTCAATTCTGGAATGTCGTCCTCCAAAAATGAATATCCGATGATCTCCAAGCACGTGGTTTGATCGGTTATTGGCGCCGCGGCAGACGCCCGATCTGCGCCAACGCACAACGCAGCCGCAGCAACCGCCAGAAACAGAAGCCCACGCATCACACCCTCCAATAATTTCAGCCGCGCACCGTGCGCCAAACCGTGAGGCCCGTCCATGGCTATCGACGACACGGTTTGGCTATCGATTAACGGCCAGAAATTCGGAGGATGGACCGCAGTCCGCGTCACGCGTGGCATTGAACTAATGCCATCGTCGTTTCAAATTTCCCTCACGGAACGCTACCCCGGTATGCCGTTGGATATGCCAATCAAGCCCGGCGATCCATGCATGGTGCAGATTGGCACCTCGATCGCCATCACCGGCACGGTAGACAGGCTCATGCCCTCGATAGACCCGCGCGGCCACAACATCACGATCTTGGGGCGCGGTCGGTGCCGGAACCTTGTTGACTGCACTGCATTTGCCGACAACCGGCAGTTTCTAAATCACTCGGTGCTCGACATAGCAACTGCCGTGTGTAAGCCATTCCAAATCGTGGTTACAGAGCGCGACCCCGGAACGCCGGCCGTTCCGAACGAAACGCTGACGGCGGACGGTCAGGTAATACCGCAATACAACGTCGACCTCACCACGACCCCATGGCAGATCATCGAACAGATTTCACGCTATGCGTCGCTCCTGGCGTATGAGGACGTGAACGGTGATCTGGTTCTCGCTCAAGTTGGCACAGCCCAGGCGGCAAGCGGCTTTCAACAGGGCGTCAACGTCCAGTCCGCATCGTCAATGGCTGCCGTGGATCAGCGATACTCGACCATCTGGGCCGTAGCTCTCGCTATCGACAGCACGTTGCAACTCACGCCGGGTGCGCCAGCATCATCAGGGACGACCGGCGCCAACGTCATCGCCCGCGAATCAGATCCTGGCATCACTGAATACCGCCCCCTAGTCATCGTCAGTGAGCAGGGCTTCGGCGCACAGGACATCACGGCCCGGCGCGCAAAATGGGAAGTGGCCCGGCGCTATGGTCGCAGCCAAGCCGTGACGCTCGTTGTGGACTCCTGGCGTGACAGCGCCGGTAATCTTTGGTCACCGAACACGCTGGCGCCACTCGATATCCCGGCGCTGCATCTTGGCGGGATGAATTGGCTCATCACCGAGGTCGCGTTCATCGTCGATCTCGCGCGCGGCAAAGTCGCTGAGGTAACGATGATGCCGAAGGAAGCGTTCATGCCACAGCCTCCCAGCGCAATATTCGACGGCCAGTTGAACGATGCGATGCGGGCCGCCGCACCCGGCTCCATGACCGCTCCAGCTTCGTCTGCGTCCACGTCCGGCCTGCTGGGGCACGTCTGATGCTCGGCAAACTCGCCGCCTTGGTTGGCCTCGGCAAGATCGCCGGCACCCGCGACGACGCTCCTGTCCGCGTTGCTCAGGTCCGGCTATCCGAGGTCGATACGCGGGACCAAACCGGAATGATGCAGGGCTACGGATTTTCCAGCCGGCCGCACCCCGGCGCCGACGCTGCGTATTTCTGTCTGGGCGGCGACAAGTCAAAGATGGTCGTTATCCAGACCCATGACCAGCGGTGCATGTTCGTTCTGACGGAAGGCGAAGTCGCCCTACACGATGACCTCGGCCAATCCGTCCACCTGACCCGCACCGGGATCGTCATCAATGGCGGCGGCAAGTCAATCACGATCACAAACGCGCCTACGGTGACCCAGAACGGGGACTTGCATGTAACAGGCGACATTATCGACCAGACCGGTTCGAATGCTCACACTATGGCCGAGATGCGGTCGATCTATAATTCGCACGACCACGTGGAACACGGCACTGGCGGTGGCACGACCGGAACCCCAAGCGTTACGCAATGATTTTCCTCGCCTGGGACCCTGCGAACATGCGCTGCGACTGGTCCGCGACCGGCACCGCACTCGAAACGGCTGTCCTGCTGGCAGTCTTTACCGACCGCGTTGCGTCACCCGACTACAAGCCGATGGATGGCGATCCGCGGGGGCACTGGTCCGACGCCTATACCGGGCAGTCGGTCGGCTCCAATCTCTGGGAACTCGACCATAGTAAGATGAGCAGCGAAGCAATCGCACTTGCACAAAACTCTACCCAGATCGCATTACAGCCTCTGATCGACAGCGGCGCGGCAAGTGCGGTTGACGTGATCGCCCAACGCCAAGGGCAACTGTGCGCAATGAAAATCACGGTCACGGCCCCGACCGGGCAGGCCGAAACGTTCCGCTATTCCTGGGCATGGGGCCAAGTCTGAATGCCATACCAGCGTCCGCCGCTCTCCGATCTCATCACTCAGGCTGAAGCCGACGTCATTGCCACTGCCGGCAATTTGCTCCCGATCGATATTCTGACGCTGCTGGCGATAGACCAGGCCGGGCTGGCGAATCTGCACTTCGGACATATTGACCGCGTGAGCCTGGAATGCACGCCGTGGTCTGCGATCAACAATCTTGAGGCTTGGGCGGCGCTCCGGAAGGTGCTGCAAATACCAGCCAAAGCAGCCGCTCTACTGGCCTCCTTTACCGGCCCTAACGGCACTCCGATCACCGCTGGCGCGACTGTGACCCGGCAGGACGGCGAGGCCTACACGATCACGACGGGCGGGACCATCGCGTCTGGCACCGTCAGCGTCACGATCACAGACAACGCGCCCGGCGCACAGGGCAATTGCACTGTCGGGACGCCGCTAACGCTTGGTTCGGCCCCGCTTGGCGTCAACGCGGCCGGTGTGGCGGGAACCTCGGTCATTGTCGGGGCGGATGCTGAAACGTCCGATTCACTCCGGACCCGCATGCTTCAGATCTACGCGGCTCCCCCACAGGGCGGCTCGCGGTCCGATTACGTGGAATGGGCGCTCGCCGTGCCGGGCGTCACGCGCGCCTGGATTACGCCGCTCGGCAATGGTGCGGGAACTGTAATCGTATACACAATGTTCGATATCGCTGAGGCAGCCTTCGCGGGGATTCCACAGGGCACCAACGGCGTCGCCACCCTGGAAACTCGCGATACAGCGGCGACCGGCGATCAGTTGGCGGTGGCAAATTCGATCTTCCCGCTCCGTCCCGTCACGGCGTTGGTCTACAGCAACGCGCCGGTAGCATATCCAGTCGCATTCCGGATCACCGACGTATTGCCGAACACGGCGGATATGCAGGCCGCGATCACTGCATCGCTTGCGGCGGCCTTTGTGCGATCCGCATCTCCGGGCGGCACAACGTGGCCAGTCACCGTCCCAGGAGCCGCCAATGGCACAATGTATATGAACATCTTCACGGCAGCCCTCGATGCCGTGCCTGGCCTGCAACGATACACGCTTGTGACGCCAAACTCACCTATCACGGCTCCGACCGGTGATCTCCCGACGCTGGGGGCGATCACGTGGACATAACCTACTCGGCTGACGACTACCTTGCGGCGATGATGTCGCTCGGTCACCGCGGGCGGGCGTGGCCGATAGAGCCTGGAACAGTGCGCTCAGCGGTCATGATTGGCCTCGCGCAAAGCTATGTCCGGAGCGGCGTTCGGGCGGTTAATCTGATCTATGACGCTTCTCCAGCGACGACAAATGAGTTGCTGCCGGAGTGGGAAAAGTCGCTCGGCCTCCCTGACCCATGCACAGTAGCGGACCCATCGACAGCCCAGCGCAAAGCCGCGGTCCTGGCGAAGTTCATCGCAACGGGCGGTCAATCTACCGAGTATTTCATCGCCGTCGCGCTGGCGCTGGGATACGTGATCACGATCACCGAACTCGCCGCCAGCGGATACGCATGGCAGATCAACGCACCATCGATCACAGTTTCTTACTTAGAACTCGGCATCGGCGTTTGCGGCGATTACTTCTGGACGACCGATAATACCGAACTGGAATGCCGCATTCGAGCGATCATGCCGGCGCACACTGTGCTGACGTTCAATTATACCTGAAAGAGTATCGATGCAGCTTTTCCAAAACGGCTCACCGAACACGCCTACGTTCCCGGCGAAGCGGGCGTTGGTTGGGGCGCCGGGGTATGCGAACTCTGGGCCGCCGGGCGTCGTTGCGTCCACAAAGCTTGATCCGGACGTTGTTAACACGATTCTGGCCGAATTTGTCGCAATTCTGACGGCGGCCGGACTCTCTCCGGACCCGACGAATAACGCTCAGTTGCTGGCGGCGCTTGCCATTCTGTATGGCCGCCTCGCCTCCAACAACACATGGACCGGCACGAACGCTTTCACGCCTGGGATAAGCGCCTTCGAGGTAATCGCCCCCACCAGTGCCTCATTGTATCTTGGGAGCGACGTCTACGTAGCGGCCGTGAATCGCGCCAATACAGCCTACGCTCAGATGTATGTGGCGAATGCGACTAACTCCCAGGCAGCGGTCAATCTGGGGCAGTTCCATTTTACGAACGTGAGCTTGGATACTTCGTGGTCAATCCGGCCGGATGGTTTGATTGAACAGTGCTACCAGACAGGGGCCGCTGTTGTTAATGGTATTTCTAGCACGAATAATGCCATTCCTATTGCGTTCCCAAATGCGATTATAGATTGCACAATTTGTTTTTATGGCACGGTCCCTCCCATACCCGGAAGCATTGCGGTTCAACCGTATGACAGAGCAAAAGTTA